ACCACGAGATGGAGATCCAATACGAGGGTTACCCATCTCCTGTTTTCTTACTTACATCGGCGATAATCTTAGTAGTCTTATTGAACACAATTCTGAAGTCTCATGGTTATCTGTAAAAGGCGGCGGTGTTGGTGGGCATTGGTCTGCTGTTCGTCCCGTGTCAGATAAAGCACCGGGCGTGATCCCATTCCTTAAGGTTGTTGACTCTCAGATGGGGGCATACAAGCAAGGCAAAACCCGTAAGGGTAGCTACGCTGCATACCTAGATGTGAATCACCCAGAGATTATTGAGTTTGTTAACTTCAAGATCCCTACTGGGGGTGACATCAACCGTAAGTGTTTTAATTTATTTAACGCAGTAAACATTACTGATGACTTCATGGAGGCGGTAATCAATGGAGAACAATGGGATCTCATATGCCCAGATACGGGAGCTGTTAGATCATCTATCCAAGCTAGAGAATTGTGGCAACGAATTCTTGAAGCTCGCTTCCGAACTGGATCTCCATATCTCAACTTTATCGACACCGCAAACCGACATCTGCCTGAAGCTCAGAAGAAACTTCGACTCCGAATCAACGGTTCTAACCTTTGCAATGAGATCCACCTCGCAACTGATGAGAAACGTACAGCGGTATGTTGCCTCTCTTCAGTAAACCTAGAGAAGTGGGATGAGTGGCAAGACACGAACATGGTCCGTGACCTGATTCGTCTATTAGATAATGTAATTAAATTCTTTGTGCGTCATGCACCAGATGAATTAGAGAAGGCTAAGTTCTCAGCATACTCAGAGCGGTCACTCGGTCTGGGTGCTATGGGATTCCACGGGTACCTACAGAAGGAAGGTATCGCATGGGAATCGTGGCAAGCTACCTCAGCTAACTATCGTATGTTCAGTAAGATTAAGGAACAAGCAATTGAAGAAACAATCCTCATGGGAACAGAGAGAGGGGAGTGCCCCGATATGGCAGGTACTGGTAGGCGTAACGCTCATCTGCTCGCTATCGCTCCTAACGCTAATAGCAGCATTATTTGCGGTTGTTCCGCAAGCATCGAACCCAACAAGTCAAACGCCTACACACACCGTACCCGTGCCGGAGCACACCTCGTCAAGAACAGGTACCTAGAAGATGTGCTCACCAGACACGGTGAGAACACCGAGCAGACGTGGAAAGGGATCATCGGTAGGGATGGCAGCGTACAGCACTTAGAGTTCCTTACAGAGGATGAGAAGGCTTGCTACAAGACTGCCTTTGAACTGGATCAGCACTGGGTTGTGGAACACGCAGCTAAGCGTCAAGAGTTTATCTGTCAGGGTCAGTCAGTGAATCTGTTCTTCCCTGCCGGATCATCTAAATCCTATGTAAATAATGTACACGTTAAGGCATGGAAGGATGGACTCAAGGGTCTGTACTACCTACGTACTAATGCAGGTATCAAAGCTGACAACGTGACTGATAGCGTTGAGCGTGTGGCACTTAAGGACTACACCATCACAGATGAAGAGGAGTGTTTAAGTTGTCAGGGTTAAGTTCTATGTACAACACAGTGTACAAAAATGTAAATATTGATTTAACTATCGAGTCCATTGCTAAGTGGCATCACGATAGGAATCTAATTGATGGGTCAGATGATCGTGCTCAGTTCGTCAAGCTGATGGAAGAGGCAGGTGAACTTGCAGGTAACATTGCAAGGGATCGTGATGTCAGGGATGACATTGGCGACATGATGGTTGTCTTAATTAACATTGCTGAACGTAGGGGATTATCCATGAAGGAATGCTTACGTCACGCATGGGAAGAGATTCAGTACCGTAAAGGTAAGATGGTCGATGGTGTCTTCGTGAAGGGAGAAGACTTAATGGAAGATGAACACATCGGCTGCTATGCATACCCAAACTGTGATGAAGACCCTTTAGGTTGTTGTATTGAGATGGGAGGTGAAGTTGAAACATATGGGCATAAGGACTAATTACCATGAAGAAAAAATTTGGTGTTGACAGATTCGACTTAGAAGATGCCATGATGCGAGTAGCTATGACGCAAGATGACATCCTACTTCTGTCTGAAACAGCATATGAAAAGAATTGGTCTGTTGATAAGACAATGAATGCTTGGATCGGTCTAGCACAGTTACTGGAAGCACGTACTCTGAAGCAGGAAGAGATCTTCACTAAGCTGTTTGAGCTAAATGAGTACGCTCCACAGGAAGTTAAGGACTTACGCCCCAAGCATTGGGAAGAGAAAGGCTTTGATTGCGAGTTAACCTACGCCGAGCACACATCTGCCAAGCTAAGTGAGAATTAATGGACACTTACATATTGACTAATTCCCCCAAGCGAGTATAACTACTCGTTCCTCCGTTGCCGGGTTTTAACGCCCGGCTTTTTTATCACTAACAAAAATACAAGGGGTTATAAATGCCACTACTAGAAGAATCAAAGACTTACAAACCTTTCCAGTACCCATGGGCTGTTGACTATGCCATCGCATCTGAGAAGGCACACTGGGGTGAATGGGAAGCTAAGCTTGCAGACGATGTTGCACAATGGAATAACGGCAAGTTGTCAGATGTAGAACGTAATCACATCACTCAGATTCTTCGCTTATTTACGCAGTCAGATGTGCAAGTGGGCACTAACTATCTCGAATCGTATATACCTAAGTTCAAGAACAATGAGATTCGTGCGATGCTATCTAGCTTTGCTAACCGTGAGTTCGTGCATCAGCGCAGCTACGCACTATTGAATGACACACTCGGTTTGCCAGAGGAAGAGTTCTCTGCCTTCCTAGAGTATCAGCAGATGGCAGATAAGATTGAATTTATGGCTGACATTGACGTGAACAGCTATGCAGGACTGGCGAAGGCAGTAGCTCGCTCGGTCATTAATGAAGGTATGTCCCTCTTCTCAGCATTTGTAATGTTGTTGAACTACCAACGCTTTGGTAAGATGAAGGGGATGTGTGAGATTGTTGAATGGAGTATTCGTGATGAAACTATGCACTGTGAAGGAATGGTTAAGCTCTTCCGTACGTTCTGTGAAGAACACCCTAAGATTGTTACCGATGAATTTAAGGCTGATATATACCAAATGGTACGTGATGCGGTTGAACTGGAAGATAAAGTCATTGATCTCGCATACGAACTCGGAGAGATCGAAGGGTTATCAAAAGAAGAAGTCAAGCAGTACATCCGTTACATCGCAGATAGACGACTTATTCAGGTTGGATTGAAGGGTAACTACAAGGTAAAAGAAAACCCACTTCCGTGGGTTGACTGGATCGTTGCAGGAGATTCCCACAAGAACTTCTTTGAAGGTGTTGTCACAGATTACAATGCCGCAGGAATGGCAGGTGACGATTGGGGATGGAAAGCAGCATCGTAAGTGCTTGACATTTCTAATCTTCTGAATATAACTATGCAGACTGGCAGCAGTCCCACCCGCTAGCCTTTACGTCTGTATAGGTTACACCCCACAGCCCCTCGCAATGAGGGGCTTTTTAATGGGTGTTATAAACGCATCTTTCCGTAAGCTCTGTTACGCTCAATAGCCCAGTGATATGCACCCGCTTCATTGATAGACATACCATTGTATTCCTTAGCCTCTTTCCAATCACGCTCAAGAAGTCTACGTCTTTCTTTAGGCAACTCTTCAAATGCTTCACGGAATACCTGACGATATGAGAATGTCTTGTCTGTACCTACGAGATCTTCCATTAGTTGATCTCCGTATTCTTTAACGCCTATTGATGTGGCAATACGTTGGTACTCACTACGTAGAGTTGCAGCCTTTTCAATATCATCAAGCTTTGCATATTCCTTAGATTGGATAACTGCTTCCATAGCAGATGGCATCTTAGATCCGAGTACAAATTGATTGATAGCATTTCTGATTGGGTCAGGATCTCGCTTATACAATTTGTAGCGGTCAATCTGCAAACGATCCATTTCACTTTCTAAAACAGTCTTAGGTTTGTATCGAGTGAAGCCGAATAAGTGTTTTTCAATTGGGTTAATCTTCTCAAGTCTACCTGCTGTCACTGAGTACCTACGTTTATTAGGATCTATGCCATCCCAGTTAGGCATATACTTAGATGAGTAGTGAGCTGCGTATCGGAAGATATCAATAAAGTCTCCGGTAAAGCCGCCGTCACTAGAATCTAATACAGTATCGAAGTCCTCAATGAATCGTGCATCACGATCATATGCTGAGTGAATATCCTTAACCATAGCGATTGGGATAGTGTATGTACCCAGTACATCGCCTACCAGTTTACCTGCTGCACGTTTAAACTTACCGTCCGATAAGTCTTCCCACATTCTGTCGATAGGCAGCAAACCAAAGTCGCCCTTGAATCGTGGAGTACCCAACGCTTTGAAGGTTTCACCCATGTATTTAGCTAACGAATCAATAGGCTCACCTTTGGTAGCACGAGCAATGTAATCACCCATGATCATGTAAGGTGCGAAAGGACCATACACCGCAGCCATATCTGTAGTTACACCACGACTATCACGAATCTCATTCCACTTAAGATCTGAATCTTGCTGTGCTCTGAATTGTGTAGCTGCAATAAGTAAGGTGCCACCAGTCAACTGCTTAGCAAACTCTTCTGTACTAACAGGTTCACCAGACATACGCCTAGTTAAGCTACCTAATCCCGGCATATGCTCAGTTACAAACTTCAACTGGTTCATAACAAAGCGAGGGAATGGAATGAATGTAGAGATTACGAATGGCAGCTCTCGGTGTGCCTCAATCAAAGAGTTACCTGCACGACCAATCTTAGTAGTCATCTTAGGATTCTGTTGATACGCAAAATGTAATGACTCTTCAACAGCATTCTTAATCATGGTGTCATCAATTAAATTAAAGTCACCACGAGCTACTACTTGATTCAATGTAGTACCAGTTTTACGCAGTTGACGATCTAATGTAGATGCAAACATAGCTCGCTTGAACAAACCATCAGACCATGTGTTAGCTACGTTAACTGCATTACCAATCTTACCTGCTAAATTGTTGGAGCCACCACGAGCTTCCGCCTCAGCTGCTGAGAAGAACAACTTACGTGCTTGATCAGGCATATTATCTTGGAAGATCTCTTGGATAACACGAGCTTCTTTCTGATTAAAGAAATATCGACCAGTACTGAATACAGATTTAAATGCTTCAGCAGTTGTAGTCTTACCCCTAATGCGATCAGACACATTCATGAATGCAGTATCTAGTGCATCAGTAGCTAAGCGGAAACCACCACCAATAGTGTTACGTACGGTAGTAGCTAACTGAGATGTCATCAAGCCTAAACGCAAACGGTCAGCACTACGCATCATGTTGTAAAATCTGCCGTGCTTACCAACCTCATCCATCAGCTCTTTATCTGTGAGATCAGTAATACCAGAACGAGCTAACGCATTATGTTGTGGGTCAGCCTCAGATAATTCAGATAGCCTACGCATTAACTGGCTTTGCTTACCCAATTTACGTGCAGCATCTGAGATATCAGCTGTGTATACGGCAGCGAACTGCCCGTCTGTTAACTTAAATTCTTTCTTAACTGCATTGATCTCATCTACTGAAAGCTTACCTTCCATGATTGCTTCAGCAATAGCTTCAGTAATACGTTGACCGGGTTTACGTTTGATCTTAGAACCTAGCTTCATCGCAGCAGCGACAGTAGCTTCAATTGTTTCTTTATCTAACTTAGCTGCAAGTGGAGAGTTCTTATTAATATCATTTAATATACGCTCACCTTCTTCGACAAGCTCAGGATTTAGCCTACGCAGTTTTTCCTTTTCAGTCTTAATGATAGTACGCTGAGCTGTCTTACGTAATTCAACAGCTTTCTGCGCTGTCTCAGCTAACTGGCTAGCTTTAGCTACTTGCTTCTTAGCAAGAGCAGCACCGATGCCACCACCTACAGCACCAAGAACACCACCTGCAATACCTGCGATTGCAACAGCACCCTCTTGTCTTTCCATACCAACTTCTTCACGAGTACGTTGCTGCACATCTGTGCCTATCATGGCAAGGGGAGCTTCTACAGCAGCACCACGAGCAATGCCCTGCTTGATGGTAGGTTTAAATGCAAACTCTTTCAGCATTTGTGACAGAGCTTTACGTCCTGCCTGAGCACCTGCAATAGCCGTAGTCTTACCTGCAACAGTACCTACACCACCAGTAACAAAACCTGCACCGATACTAGCGAGTGTTGATGGAGCAGTGATTGCGGCTGCACCGTAATCGCCAACCATATCTAGTGTGTACTCAGCATCCTTACGCTCAAAGGTATCTAGTAATCTAGCGAAGCGAGACTTTTGTTCGTCAGTACCATTCTGTGCGTACTCTAAGTCACGGTACATGGAGACTTCATTGACTACGCCAGAGCGCATTAACTCATTCCAGTTATCATAGATATCTTCTGGGTCAAAGTATTCTTCGCCAGTACGATCTAGTATGTGCTGAGATGCATCGTATAAGAACTCTTCATCCTTTAACAGATTCTCTTCTGTTAAGTCAGAGTCACCTAAGTACTCGTATCCTGCCATGTTATGCTATTCCTTGATTGCGAGATTGCATTGCTGAGTATCGTGCGATAGTGTTAGCGAATGTATCAATCATCTCCTCTGGAATATTAATATCTTTGTTGGCTAACATCGCAGCCTTAACTTCATCTGGGTTACTTACATCTACACCTTGAGCTACCATCTCTTTAGTAAAGGCATCGATCTGTTGCATCGCTTGATCCTGCTCTTCCTTAGAAGGTTGAACACGCTTACGCATACGAGGTGCCATCTTCTCTAGTGGCTCCGCTTCTGGCGTAGCTTCTGGCTGTGCATCTGGTTTGTTGTAACGTGTAGCAGGATTCTCACTAGGATTTAAACTAGGATCAGCAGGTGTAGTTGAACGACCAGTACCTAAGTAATTATCAATTACATCAAGCATTTGTTTTGGAGTCTTTTGATTATTAGTACGTACTAATGATTTAAGATCTTGTCGAAGTGTCTTGTTTTCTTCGCCGGGGAAAGATGAATCAATCACCTTACCAATGTCTGTGTTGTTTTCAGAACGCAAGATATTATTACGAGCATCATTACTTAATACATAGCTAGAACGCATTGGAGCATTAGCACCTGTACCCCTATCACCAACTGTTGATGCAGTCGCAGAGATTGCAGTCTGCATAGGTCTAGGGTCTGGTATACCGAGGGATACTTGTGCATCATTGTAGAATTGTTGCAGTGCTCCCGGTTGACTCAATTCAAATTGAACCTTAGCAAATGCTCTACCATAAGAGATCTGCTCGTCACGCATATATTCAGTTACACGATTGGCTGCTTCAGATGCAATCATGGATGCTTCTGTACCCGCAACGCCCTGACCTTCATATCCTTGGAACTCACCAGTTAATCGGTTTTGAATCATCTCAACGCCCATAGCTTTGGTAAGAATCGGAGCAAATCCTTTCTGTGCATCCTTGAATGGGACTCGTGCATCACCTAGTGCCTTACCTTCTTTGAATGGTTCTTCAAATACCTGACCTTGTACACGCATAGGTGTGAATGCATCTAATGCATAGGCATTAAAATCGGTTTCAGTTACACCCATGTTTTTATAGAACTGCTGCGTATATTGATTAGCAGCTTGAGCAGCACTACGTTGATAGCGATTCATCTCACTAGTGTCAAGCTCAGCACGCTTAGTCTCGATTGGAGCACCGATAACAATCTTACGCATGTACTCTTCAAAAGGCATATCGATTGGTTTATCACTTTCAATCTTAACAAGCTCAGCAGGTGTAGGAAGACCACCCCTTTTATACTTATCACTGGTAGCAGCTTTTGTATACCAATCATGGAATTGCCCTAGCTTACCTTGAGATGCTAGAACACCAACTTGCTGTGGACTAAATGAAAAATTATCTATAAGATTCTTGCCTAACTGAAGTGTATTATTTAGCTTAGCTTCTTTCTCCTGTCTACGCTTCATGCCAATTTCAGCACGATAGTTAAGCGTATCCTTAGCTAGATCAAGCGCATCCTTACGTGCTTCATCTTTAAGCTCCATGTCACGCTTGGCAGCACCTGCAAAAAATGCTCTAAAACTCATGACAACACCTCACTTGAATCCATGTCTTCTTGATCTACTGGCTCTGCTTGTGGTTGTCTGCGAGACATCAATCCCATACCACCACCGCTAATAGACTCACCCGAATCTTCTTCGCTGCTTAACATTGTAGACTCATCATCTGTACCGTAATTTTCACTTAACTGCCGCTTTAATTTCAAAGCCATAGTCTTTGCATCTTCTTTTGACATCGTATTATTTTTATATTCTTCGGAAGACACAACGAAATCAATACCTTCTATCTCAGCTACAGCTTGTATGTATTCAGAGATAACTGGTCCTGCTAACAAACCGGATTCAATTGTGTGAATGCCATTCATTGCACCGTTAGTTAACACTGTTTGCACCATAGAATTTACAGGGACTCCGTTCTCAATGTAGTAGAGCATCCTTTCTACTTTTTTATCATCTTCAAATCGTCCTAAGTAAAATTCAATTACATCTTCAACATCTGAATACTTAGGCGGTTGCTCCCAAGGACGATTGCCCGGCTCGGTAGTCAATGACATACCGGGAACTGGAGCATTAAAGGAAGGTTCAGGTTTATTTTGAGCCATTTAAAATGTCCTTTTTGTACTGTCGGATATTAACAATGTAATCAGCTAAGACTGACTCAACATCCATTTTACTTTTACTTGCAGTTTCTTTTTTAACTGCATTGCTTTTTGGTGCTAACAGACCTGTCTTCTTAGGAGCAGAGTTATTAGCACTCATACGTTTTTCAATAGCTTTGTTAAGCTTCTTTTGAATTACGCCAATGTTATCTACATCATCCATAGTTAATACTCCTTACCAATCAAAGAAATCTGTTACGAGATCCCAACCGTCTTTAATGTTACTTGCCGTATTAGAAATTGAATTGGCATCAGATATGAAGTCCATAGCCCAACCACCCATGTCTTTCCAATCTTCGGAAGATAATTTTTTATCTTGAAGTTGGAGTTTGACACTCTCTTGAAGCTGCACTTCAGCCATTGATGATGCACGATCTAAATCACCCTCACCGGATTTCCATGCCATCTCCATCATGTCACGTTCAGCTTGATAGTAATTATTAAATGCAGTAGTAGTGAAGTTAAGAAGGTTAGCAACAGATTGTTGGTTAGCGTAGTTGATAGCTGCGGTATCTTGTGTAGCAACTTGTTTAAACCAATTAGCATTCGCCTGATCAATTACTAAACGATTGGTTGCATTGAACTGCTCACGATTGTTTTTCATCTCAGCATTAAAGCGAGAGATTACATTCTCTTGGTCAGCATTAAACTGATTGATTGCATTCTCTTGCGTAGCATTGAATTGATTAACCTGAGTTTCTAAACCTGCAAAGAATTCGTTTACTTGATTCTGTGAGGTAGCATTAAATTGTTTACTTGCATTAACAGCAGCTGTATCAGTCAACAGACCTTGTACAATAGACTGGCTTCTAAACAATGTAGCTTGCTGAGCATTAGATAGGTTAGCCATATCCATATCTAAAAACGCTTTAGCATTTTGCACAGCCGCTTGCTGTTGATTGCTTAAGTTCTGTGTTTCTAAGTTAGCAATCGCTGCAACTTCAGCCATAACACGAGCTTGTTTATTAGACAGATTAGCTAAGTCTACAGATTGTGCTAACTGAGCGTTCTCCATTGCAATCTGAACATCAGCAGTGAAGTTAGTCTTAGCGATGTCAGCAATAGTAGCTGCATTTTGAACACGAGCTTGGAAGTCCTGATCAAACTTTTGACCCACGAACTTAGCACGTTGTTCCGCTGCAAGCATTGCACGTTGTTGCCTATTGCTGAGATTAGTCATCTCAAAGGTAGCTTTTGTCTGTGCATCTTGAGAAGCAATAGGTAATGCAGCTTCCATAGCAGCTTGGATCAAAGCCTGACCTGCCATAGATGATGCACTCAAACCACGAGCAGCCATAGCTGCACTAGCATTCCGCAATGCACCTGCTGCCCAAGCCGGTGGTGTATCACCCTCAAAGTCCGCCATCAAATTAGCAAGCTGTCCCTGCACAGTAGCTTCTTCACTAGGCTGAGCTTCGGCAGCTTTGATCTCTTCAGCAAACTGAGCAGCTTGATTAACGTCTACAGCTGAGCCGCTTACTAGCATATCGGATGTTACTTCAAGGTCAGGAACTTCAGCTACTTGCTGAGCTTTATCTAACGTAGCTGCCTCTGGTGCCCCTTTTACTGCCGTATCAGTAGGCTCTTTAGTGACAGCTTGAACTTGCGCCTCTTCACTTACTGTGCCCTGTTCACCAGTAACACCCTCTACAGCTTGTGCGACAGCAGGTGTTGCTATAGCAGTATCGACTGTTTTAGCTGTGAACTTATCAGCTGTCTGCGCCTTAACCGCAGGTGCTGCTTGAGCTGCTGTACCTGCACTGACATCACCTGTAACAACGTTACCTGTGTCTTCGACCTTCGTACCGGCAGCATCTTTGGGTGTTAAAGTAGCACCATAGGTAATATCCTGCTCAATGCCAGTTTCTTCGCCAGTTAAAAACTTACCTGCTATTTCAGATGCAGGAGCACGTTTTACCGTAGTATCTACTGTTTCATCTACTGTAGTAGTTTCATCAGTTGTAGTTGTATCTTCAGCCATATTACTTATATTCTCCAGTAGCCATCATGTTAGCTAATTCAACACAGCGTTTTCCTACCTGACCACAATATTTTGAAAAGACTATTTCGGAGGCAGCTTTGTTATAACGTTTTTGATCTATTGCATTCCACATATCTGTGAACTCTGACAGGCTCTCTAAGCCCATGTTGTACCCCATGGATACCAAGACCGCCCTGCGAGTATTATCAAGCTGAGAGAAGCTCTCATGGCGTTTGGTGAGGTGTTCGGTTATCCGCTTAATATCATTGCGGAGTAAGTATAAGGCTTCATCATGCGACACGCCATTATACACTAAATTACGTCCGTAGCCAATAGCTAATCCACCGGCATCTGGGTATGGGTTGCGTCTGTATCCTTCGTGGCGTATGATTAGATTCTCTAAATCATTACGAACTTGTGTAGCATCTCTGTTAATTTCAATACAAAGGATTTTAGAATCAGATGAACAACCGATTCCTTCTTCGGTTAAAGGAGTGCCTGTCCAATCCAGACTGGAGCAGCCGGTTAATAGTGTTGATACTACTATTAGGGTGGCTACTTTCATTTGCGTTGCATAGCGGCACTACCGAAATAGAAGCCGATAATATTCATGATAGCAACTGGGAGCCACTCAGGTGTAACGAAACCCTCCAGTTGTATGTATTCAGTGACTGTATTGGTGAAGTCCAAGAATAAGAACTTGAAACCGCTTGTAACTTCTACTGGCACATTAGTCTGTTGTCCAAGCAATGGAGCAAGGAATACAATACCCAAACCCCCAACGAGAGACATAACAACAATAAACCTACGAATCCAAGCTGCATTAGGATTTTGCATCTGACGTGCATTATTAACACCTTGCTCAACTTGTTCATTGCGAGCCATCATCTGTTTGAACTGCTCAGCTTTATCTTGCTGCGCCTGTCCCCACATCTTCATGAGACCACCAAGGGCGGTAGACCCAAGCATACTTACTGCTTCTATAGGTAATCCAAACATTACTCAATCCTTAATGGTGTAATTTGTAAGACACAACCTTTAGGGTATTTAGTGACTTGTCCGATATCTGGAGCTGTGTCACATAACTTATAATACTCATCAGTCTCTTCAATTAAGAATCCGATGGTCTCAAAGATACACATATCTTCTTCACTCGACTCATTCCAAACCATGTAAGTAGTAATGTCTGCCCATTTTACTATTACAGGTTTCATCATCTTAGATATCCCCGCCAATCTTAAGTAAGAGTAGTAATCCTAAACCTAATGTAGCTAAAGCTAGTACAGTAATAGCTAACGCCATCCCAATATCTTTTAGTTTCTGAATGCGTTCTAGTTCTGCGTGTGCTGTCTTCTTGCGTTGCTTACGTATATCAGCTTCAAGCTGCATAAACTCACGCTGTCCACGTTCTCCCTGAAGAGCACCCAACATCTGCATAAGCTCTGATCGCTGCTCTCTTGCTGACACTCTGGCTGTGTAAAGCTGCATCGCTTCTTGCTCTACACTTTTGCCATTCTTGGGTATTAGTGAAGTGAACAGGCTGTTCTTTTTCTTTTTGTTTAACTCGTCCAGTTTGTCCAGATCGGCTATCGCCCCCGCCCACTGACTGAGTTGACCCATCACATCTTGGATCTCTCTCCCCGCTTCTACGGCACTCTTCAACCCCTTGAATGCTGTAGTTGCGATCCCAATTATACTGACCGGGTCCAACATGAATCATACCTTTATTGTAGTTTCGGATAACCATCTATATAAAATTTCATCGGGTACTGCGGTACACCCTTGAAAAGTCTCTGGTTTGCCGTCAGAAGACTCTGTAGGGACGCTCAGGCATATCTGTGGCACACCTTCTTCAGTCATCTTCCACACTCCGTTATTGAGTGCATAGATCAGTACCATCTCTGCCATGCTCATTATCGTTTCATCCACTCAACGATAGCAATCCCTGCTGCCCATAGACATGAGATTGCAATAGCGATACCACCTGCAATACCTTTCCACCTAGTCAGTTGATCTTTGACTTCGTGTAGGTCTTTGTGGTTTTCCTCTACCATCTCAATGAGCTTGTCTACCTGAGTCTCTAACTTAGCTAGGCGTTCTGCTGTTTCGAGATCCATGTATTACTCCGGTTTATCAGGGAATGTTACGTTGTACGGAAAGCCTTCTTGCTCTGGTAAATCTCGCAATGCCTGACGATAAGCTGTTTCTTCGGCTGACATTGTTCTATCTGATACTGCCCACCAATCTGTTTCGGCTAGTTTAGCATTTCGATTCTCACGAATATTGTCAGAAGCAATCTGTAGATTAGCTGCAATCTGCTCCTCTGTAAGTGCAACAACTGAATATGTAACTGTCCAAGCATCACCTACTAATGTTGGTGTTGAACTTTTAACAACAGTTTGTGTCATTGAGTCGTGACTTGGCGCACTCTCTGTAACAACAGGATATATGCCATAGCTTGCTAGTAACTCATCACTTGGTTGTGCAGGGAAACTAGTATTAGGGTTTTCTTTAGCTAAGTTTTTTGGATTGTATGGAAACTGAGCTACTGAATTGTTTTCTATTTTAACGTACATAATAAATATCCTATGCCGGTCTAATGGCGAATGAAATTGCTGAACCACCATAAATAGTACTACTTGTGAATCCATGCTTCCTTTGTGAAAAGCTCACTTGTCCGTCACCTGTTTTCCATTCCTTTACAGTCCAACCCAGTGCAGTATCAAGAGTGTCACTTGCAGTAGCATCAGCACAATAGAAAAAGTTTTCTGTGCTTGCGTTGTTTTGACTTATATATTGATATTGAGGATAGTTACTACCCTGTCCAACTGCTGCCATTACTAATGCGCCATCAGTTACTGGCGTTATCGATGCCGGAGTAACCCAGTTAGGATTTTGCTCAACTTTAGTTGGTGTTACGTCTATCGGATTTGATGTATCAACCCCTCTTAAAACTAAAAATCCAAAAGTGCTACTTGCAGATGTATTGCCGTTAGTTCTATTCCAAGTTATTGAGGTGTCTGGAGTTGCACCCATAACTTTATAAGCAACGTCAAGATAAGCATCGTAAGAGCCAGTTCCGTTACCATAAGCAGAATCGATACTTGTATATCCACTTGGGGTAGAGTTGTTATTCGATGTAACTTGAAATGATAGGACAACATCATTTTGTTGCATTAATGGTAACTGATAAGTAATTGTTCCACTACCACCTGAAATAGCCCCAACAGTTCCACCAACAATTTCTATGCTGCCGTTATACTCAGTTTTAGTGTCATAAAATCCAAGTGACATTGTTGAATTACTTTCTACATAGGTATAAGAATAATATCCATAACTAGTATCATAAGTGCTTCCTATAACAGTGCTGTTATTTAAAGTATGAGTAGCAGTGTATTTATTAAGTAGTGTTGTAGCGTCAGATGGGCTACTTAAAAGTGTCAACAAACTTCCTTCAATATGAGAACATTTTGGCACATCATCTTTTAGTGACATTACAGTGAAGTCACCTTTATAGTATCTGCCTGTTTGTAGTGCTCCGGTTGGTTGCCAGTGACAAGAACAAGCAGTGTAGACATTATCTTCTTCGTCTAAGTAAAACTGATTCGGAGCATAAGCTACATAAGTTTCGTGTTGTGCTGTTCTTGTTCTTGCAATATCTCCGTTAGATGGGTTTATTACAAAATAAGTGTCACTTTGTCTGCCACCCTGAAATGTTGCAAACTCAGCATGAGTTACTAGCTCGCCAGTGCTAAGAATTCTCAACCCGTTTATTGAAAACATATCAGGAAATGCTCCCTGATTAGTATTGTTTGAGTCGTCTTGATATTCGTACGCTTTAATAAAGTCACAGTCATTGTCTAATTGCATCAGACCAAAACCTGCACCATATTTACCATTTGATGTGTAATCGTAAGTAATCCAAATGTTGTCACTGCTATCCGCTACTACTCCAAATGGATAAACTGTGGCTCCGGCTACTGTATGAGTATTAGTGTCAAACGAAAAATATTTTTTCTGCAGCACAGAGCCGTCTGATCCGGAAAATTTTACAATACCATTTTTTTCAGTAACGTGACTTCCATAAAAACCCATAAACACATTGCCAGATGAATCTAAGCAAAAGGGATAGGCGTACATATTGGATGACCCAAGATCAAAATGTCTTGTCCAAACATGAGAACCATCTGTTCCCATCTTTGTTATTGAGCTGTTTACACCGCCTGAGCCATAGTTATAGTTGGTTGACTGAAGAAATAGATTGTCGTTAGAATCGATAATTAACCCGTTTGTTTTATCACTAGTTGTATTACCAAACCTTCGACTCCATTGGTAAGTTCCATCACTACCGGCAAATTTATGAATGTAAATGTTGCCGAAATCAGTTGTTATATACACATCGTCATTAGAGTCAAAGGCGATTGCGTGAACCTGATAATTCTGTGCAGCTCCAACAGATATGGATTTTTTCCATGATTCATTACCTTCACGATCTACTTTTGCAAGAGAAATTCGATTGGAATTTGTTGAATCATGGTAAGAAAGAATAATGTTACCTTCGCTATCTGGAGCGCAAGCGTAGCCATAATCATGATTTGAGAGGGTGTTAGTCAGTCTATAGACAAAGTCAGTGGCTAATCCACCACCGGCAGCTTGCCCTGCTACTGAAGCAGTTAGAGATTTGCTAAGTTTTGGCATACTTAAACCTTATGCTCCGTATCCAACATACGCTCCATAAAGCGTACTGTTTTCTTTCCAGAATACTAATGTATCTTTAGTGCC